CCGAAAGGGCGAGTTGCACGCGAAGATCACCGACGCCGTGCCAGTCACGGACAATGGCGGGGCGCTGACCGTCGATAACGGCGGCACCTTCCCGGTGCAAGTCAGCTCTGCACTTCCAGCCGGCACGAACAACATCGGCGATGTCGATATCGCCTCGGCTCTTCCTGCGGGCACCAACAACATCGGCGACGTTGATGTTGCCTCCCTCCCGGCAACCCCGGCGGGGACCAACCTCATCGGCTCGGTGAGCGCGAAGCTTGCCACCGACGCCATAATGAACGGGACGACGGCGCTCACGCCGAAATTCGCCGTGATCGACTTTGCATCGAGTGGCGATAACACGCTGGTTGCGGCGGTGAACCCGAAGAAAATCCGGGTGCTATCGGCCTTCCTCGTGTCGGCCGGCACGGTAACCGTCCGGTTCGAGAGCGGGGCGAGCGGCACGGCCCTTACGGGTCAGATGAGCCTTGTTGCCAATAGCGGCTTCACCCTGCCGTTCAATCCAACCGGCTGGTTCGAGACCGCTTCCAACACGCTGCTCAACCTGGAGCTTTCCGGCAACGTCTCGGTGGATGGCTGCCTGACTTACGTCGAGGTCTAAGTGGCCTTCGGTGATCGGACGGTTCTAGGCAGCCTTGCCAACAAGGATGCATCAGCCACCCGCACGATAACCACCACGGCCACGGCGCCCGCCGGGCGGCCTATCGTCATAGGCGTGTCCGGTAGAGACAGCACCGGAGCAGGCCTCGCCTTCGCGGTCGGGCCGGATAGCGCGGGCAACACCTACGTCGAGACCGAGTTCGCGACCGGCACGTCGAACATGTCGGCGTTCATCTGCGAGAACCCGGTGCAGCTCGGTTCCGGCGGGACGATCACGATCTCCGGCTGCGAAAGCGGGCAGGCGGTTGCGGCGGGCGCGATCTCCTGCGAAGGCATTGCCACCTCAAGCGCGTTGGAGAGCCAGAACGACGGCGGCGGCTCTTCGGACGGCACGACATCGGGGAATATCTCCTATGTCGGCACCAATGGCGATGAACTCTGGATCGGCTTCTTCTCGGTCGCCAGCAGCACGGCTGGCACCGATGACGCGGACTTTGCCACCGCTGATATAGCGGTTACGACCACGGGCGGCACGATCACGCAAAACCGCTCCATGCGGATGCAGGGGCGCGTTGTCACCGGGACGCTGACCGACAATTACAACCCGACCACGGGGGGCACGCAGAACCGTCTCATCGGGGTTATCAGCCTCAAGAAAGCGGTGGCCGCGACAGGGCTGCCGAAGGGCGGACTGGCGTTGCTGGGGGTTGGGGTTTAGTTCGGGCCTCGGCCCGCGCGCGAGGAGTCAGGTAGACCCCGCGCAATAGTTTACTGAGCGCACGCTCCCCAGCCCGGTGAGGTAGGGAGTCCATGCCCCGCGTTCCCATTTTGGGAACAGCCTGACGAGCCGGAAGGCGAAACACCATCAGGTGTCGCGTAGGCCCTCCCTAGCGGGGTTGGTTGGAGGGGAGGCCGGGCAACTCTCCCGCATATAGCGGGTTCGGCCGCGTGACCGCCTCACGCATCCAGGTAGGACCTATGACAGAAGGTTTGTTGACCTCCGAGACGCCGGAGGAAAAGGCGTATTTCGAGGGCAAGGGTGTAGTGCCCGAGGCCCCTGTAGAGACCCCGACAGAGCAACCGGACAAAGCACCGGACGCCGCGCCCGAGGAAAAGCCCGCTGAGGCGCTAGACCCGACGGCCGAGCCCGCCAAGGAAGCGGACAAAGAACCGGACCTCCGCACCGTGCCCTATGTCGCCCTCCGCGAGGAGCGGCAGAAGCGGCAGAAGGAGCGCGAGGAACGGCTGAAGCTCGAAGGCCGGCTTCAGATCATGGAGCAGGAGTGGCGCAAGTCGCGCGACCCCGCACCGGAGCAGCCCAAGGAGCTGGATCCGCTCGCCAAGCTGGAGAGCGTTCACAAATTCGCCGAGGAAGAGCGGCAGCGTCAGGCCCACGAGGGTCAACGCCGCGCCCTTCTCACACAATACGAAACCTCCGCGAGGGAATACGAGGCGGAACAGCCGGATTTCCGGGCGGCTTATGACCACCTCGTCAGCAGCCGCGTCGCCGAGCTTCGCGAGATGGGGCATGACGCCGCCACCGCGCAGGAGATCGCGCAGAACAACGAGCTGGCGATTGTGAATCTGGCGTTCAGTCAGGGCGCGAACCCTGCTGAGCGACTTTACAAGCTCGCCAAGCTCCGGGGTTATACCCCGAAGAAGACCGACGCCCCGAAGGATGCCGCGCAGCAGAAACTCGCGTCGGTGGAGAAGGGGCAGCAGGCGTCCAAGTCGCTCTCGCAGGCGGCGGGCAGCGCCACCAAGACCAACTCGCTTCAGGCCCTCGCCGATATGTCGGACGAAGAGTTCGACAAGGCGACCAAGGGGAAGAAGTGGGCCGACCTCTGGAAGTAACTCGCGTGCCTACCTCGCCATGGTCTGGCGTTAAACGGCCATTCGCTCCCGTCCTTGCGTCAAAGGCGGTTTCCGCGCGGTCCCGCGACATGGGCCAACCGTAAACCCTTTCACACACAAGGACTGACAAGCAATGGCCGCCACAGAATATGGCGTGAACCATCCGCTTGCCGTCAAGCTTTGGTCCCGGAAACTCATCCGTGAGGCGCTGAAGACGACTTACTTCAGCCGCTTCATGGGCTCCGGCACCGACAGCCTCATTCAGTTGAAGCCGGAAACCAGCAAGGGCGCTGGCGACAAGGTGACCTTCGGTCTGAGGATGCAGCTGAGCGGCGCGGGTGTTCAGGGCGACGCCACCCTGGAAGGCAATGAAGAGGCGCTGACGACCTATTCGGACAGCGTGACAATCGACCAACTGCGCCATGCAGTGATCTCCAAGGGCAAGATGTCGGAACAGCGTGTTCCGTTCTCTGTCCGCGATGAGGCTATGTCGGGGCTCCGCGACTGGATGGCGGATCGTTTCGACACCAGCTTCTTTAACCAGATTGCCGGCAATACCGCTCAGACGGACACCAAATACACCGGCAACATGGCGACGAGCGCCCCGAGCGCGACCAGCGGCAATTCCCGCTGGCTGATCCCCAGCTCCCACACTACGGAAGCTTCGCTCTCGGTCACCGACATCTTCCAGCTCAGCTACATCGACCGTGCGGTGAATGCGGCGAAGACCGCGACTCCGCTGATCCGGCCGGTGAAGTCTGGCGGGAAGGACTATTTCGTGATGTTCCTGCATCCCAACCAGGTCTACCAGCTTCGGACGGATGCCACGGCGAACCGCATCACTTGGTATGACGCCCAGAAGGCGCGCGTCCAGGGCGGCGACACCGGTGAGAGCGAAAGCCCGATCTTCAACGGGGCTCTGGGCGTCTACAACGGCGTGGTTCTCCACGAAGCAAACCGCATTCCCACTCTCGCGAACAGCACCTCTTCCTCGGGTGCCGTCTATCGCGCGGTGCTATGCGGCGCTCAGGCTGCGGTCATGGCCTTCGGTGAAGGCAATGACGAGTCGGGGAATTGGGTCGAAAAGCTTTTCGACTACGACAACCAGCTAGGCGTGAAGGCCGGCTCGATCTTTGCCATCAAGAAGACGGTGTTTAACAGCATCGACTTCGGCACGATTGTAGCCAGCTCTTACTCGCCTGCGCCGTAAGGGAGGGTTGAAAAATGACTATCAACGCAACCCTCACGGTCTCGACCTACAACCAGCCGCTGAGGCTGAATAACACCGGCGCTCCCTCGATCACCTACGGCCATATCGAGTTCTCCGGTCGGACGCTGTCAGACATTATTTTGCTGACGCGTATCCCGAGCGGTTCGACTGTGGTTGACTGGCAGATCAGGGGAACGTCGGGCGAAACCGCGAGCGTGTTCAAGCTCGGCATCAAGGGCGGTGGCACCGAGACGACCTTCGGGACCATGACCTTTGCCGGTGCTGCTGCGGTCAACTTCCGCAACATCAACAACCGTCCTATCCGTGTCAGCGCGTCTGATACGGACGCTCAGGCTGGCGTCGATGTTTACCTGACGGTGTCGAGCGGCTCGTGGACGACCTCCATCAGCTTCGACTTCACGTTCTGGCATGTCCGGGACGGCGTCGTAACGTAACTCAGGAGAGGGGGCGGGGAAACTCGCCCCCTTCTTTTTTGAAAGACATACTCGCCCGGATCGAACAGCTACACGCCAACAGAGAATACGAAGAGGAGTCGAAGCTCCTCCAGCAACTCCTCATAGACCATCCCAACGACTGGCGACCTTACTATGGTCATGGGACGCTTTATGCGGAGACCGGCTCGGACGATGCCGTGGCGCTCGTCCTGCTCAACAAGGCGGTCGAGCTAAGCAAGGGGCAGGCTCCCGAGCCCCTGAATGCGCTGGCGACGATGCACCGCCGGCTCGAAAACATCGGGCAGGCCAAGTTCTATTACGAGAAGGCGCTGGCCCTCTCTCCAAATGAGCCGATCATCCTGACGGGCATGGCCGGGGTTCATGTGAACCAGGGCAACCCCAAGGAAGGCATCAAGTGGGCCAAGAAGGCCCTCGACGTGCCGAACCCCAATGCGCTGCACGCGATCAACTCGCTCTCCCTGATGCTGCTGGAGGACGGGCAGTGGGAGGACGGGTTCAGGCTCTACCGTGAGCGCGCGGGCCTGCCGCGATACGACGTTCGCAACTACGGCGACACCCCGCGATGGGACGGGAAGCCGATTCCGAGCCTCATCCTTCATGCCGAGCAGGGCTTGGGGGACGAGATCATGTTCGCGTCGGTCATCCCCGAGATCAAGCCAATGGTCGAGGATTTGCGGCTGGAATGCGCGCCTCGGCTCATCAAGCTATTCGAGCGGTCTTTCGGCATCCCCTGCTACGGGACGCATAAGGAGGTCTGGGAGTCCGGCTTCCGGCCGGCGGCGTGGGACAGGCTGGCGGATGTGTTCGGGTCCAACCGACCGACCCCGCATAGCTGCCCTGGCACGCCCTATCTGAAGGCCGATCCGGTCCTTGTGGAGAGCTACAGAGCCCGCCTCAAGGCCGTTGGCGAGGGGCCTTACTGTGGGCTGGCGTGGCTGGGCGGGACGAGAGAAACGCACGCACGCGCTCGCCGCGCGCCCAAGGAGCTATGGCTTGACCTGCGTCAGTCTCTGCCCGGGACGGCCGTCTCGCTTCAGTATGGGCCTGAGGGCGCGGAGGACGCGAGGGCGTGGGGCCTGCCGCACTGGCAAGCCTCCATTGACGATATGGATGAGTTCGCTGCCCTCGTCGCGGCGCTCGACCTCGTCATTTGCTCGCCGCAGACGGTGACGCATTTCGCTGGGGCGCTCGGCAAGGATTGCTGGGTCGCGTCTCCCTCCCGGGGGTCATGGCCGTTCATGGCGAGCGAAGAGACGATGATGGCCTATCACGCCGTCAAGCTCTACTGGCAGCCCAAGGACGACTGGACGCCGGTGTTCGGACGGATGAAGCGGGCGCTGGAAATGGACCGGGCCGCCTGATGCTCATATCCCCCGAGTATCGGGCGATGAACGAGCAGATGCACCGCGAGAAGCCACAGTATGGGACGAGCGGCGCGAAATACGCGACGGCGGTCTGGAGCACGTCGAAGCAGATCAAGGCCGAAACGATCCTCGATTACGGCGCGGGAAAAATGGAGTTGGCCAAGGCCGTCTCCGGCCTGCCCGTCGTCTCTTACGACCCGGCGGTCCCGGAGATTTCGACACCTCCCGAGCCGGCGGACCTGGTGGTCTGCACGGATGTTCTTGAGCATATCGAGCCGGAGAATCTAGACGAGGTCCTGAACGACATTCAGCGCCTTGCCCTGAAAGCCTGTCTGCTCGGCATACATACCGGCCCGGCGGTGAAGCATCTGCCGGATGGCCGCAACGCCCATTTGATCCAGCAGCCCGATAGCTGGTGGCTTCAGCTCCTCCTCTCCCGCTGGACGCTGCACAGCGCCTTCGGCGGAGATTATGGCTTCATGTTCATCGGCCTCAGAAGGGACATATGAACCGCGTCTTCATCGGTTTCGACCATCGCCAGCCGATCTCCTACACCATCCTCCAGCACAGCATCTTCACGCGCACCGACACGCCGGTTTCGATAACCCCGCTCTGCATCAACCAGCTTCCGATCAAGCGCGAGGGCCTGACCCCTTTCACATGGTCCCGCTTCCTCGTGCCGTGGCTGTGCGAGTTCAAGGGCTGGGGTCTGTTTCTGGACATCGACATGCTGGTGCTGGGCGACATCAACGAGCTGTTCTCTCTCGCGGACGAAAACTGCGCCGTCATGGTGAGCAAGAACAAACTTCGTTTCGAGTGGGCATCCGCGATCCTCTTCAACTGCGCGCACCCTGACAATCAGAAGCTTACCCCGGCGTTCATCGAAACCGCCGAGGGGCTGCACAAGATCAACTGGACCGAGGCTGTGGGCGAGTTCCCGGGAGAGTGGAACCACCTCGTCGGCTATGACGAGCCGAGGGACAACCCGAAGCTGGTTCACTACACGCAAGGCATCCCGATCTTTCCCGAGACTGAGGACGGGGGCTATCGCTCCGAGTATCAGACCGAAGTGCAATCTGCTGTCTTCGCGCGTCCTTGGCGCGAGCTGATGGGAAACTCCGTCCACGCCAAGCCGGTAGTGGAGCGGCTTATCCAGCAGGGCAAGGCGAGGGCCACGCCCGGACCTGACGGTCGGATGCGCGTTGAGATGGTGGCCGCATGAGCCGCTGGTCAAGCCAGTTCAACAAAACCATGGAAGAGCAGAAGAAGCGGGTGGACGAGATGATGGGCGTCGAGCGGCCGTGCGATACCGAGCCCGAAGAAGAAATGCTCGTCATTGTGGAGCTTGAAGAGCCGGCTAAGGGCGTCTGCCCCAAATGCAATAAGCACATCGGCCGGGGCGTTCATTTCCACGCTAAAAAGTGTCGTGGCCAATGAGTGATCTTGGGACTTTGCGGTCCCGCATCGCCGACGACATCGCCCGTTCGGACCTGACCTCGCAGATCGCGACCGCCATCAACAATGCGATCCGGCATTACGAGCGCGAGCGGTTCTGGTTCAACGAGGCGACGGCCAGTCTCGTCACGGTTGCCAGCACCCAGACCGTCGCCCTGCCGAGCGATTTCATGGCGGCCGATAACGTTCGCGTCACGGTCAACGGCTCGACCTATGACCTGTTTCCCCGGACGAAGGCTTACATCGACGCGCTGACCGTGACGGCATCCCACACCGGACAGCCGAGCGACTGGACAATCTACGCCCAAAATCTGTGGCTCTGGCCGGTCCCGGACGCGGTCTACACGCTTACCATGACCTATCAGAAGTCCCTGGGGGCGCTTTCCTCCTCCAGCGACACGAACGCCTGGATGGTCGAGGCCGAGGGGCTTATCCGCAATCGGGCGGAGAGCGAAATCTATTCCTCGGTGATCCGCGACCAGGAAATGGCGGCCCTGACGCGGGGATGGGAGATGGACGAGCTGCGTAGCCTGCAATCGCAGACCAGTCGTTACACCGCTTCCGGCAGCATCGTTCCTCATAGCTGGTAATGATCCCTATTCCTGAGTGGGCGCCCGATCAACCGGATTTGGAGAATGCGGGGGCCACGGAAGCATTGAACGTCCTGCCGGGCCTACGCTCCCATCGCCCGTTCCGAACCCTGCAATCCACGGGCGCTGCCGCCTCCTCGGTGCGCATTCAGGGCTCCGTGTCTCTCCGCGCTCTGGATGGCAGCGTCAAGAACTTCTCGGGCGACGAGAAGAAGCTCTATCTATTCGGCGGCACGACGCACAGCGACGTGAGCCGCACGTCCGACACTTACGCCACACCCTCCGAGGGAATGTGGAGGTTCGGGCAGCTGGACGACATTGCGATAGCCGTTAATGGGGCGAACGAGCCCCAGGCGTTCACCATGTCGTCCTCCTCAGTGTTCGATGATCTCGGCGGCTCTCCACCGAGCGGGGCGAGATATATCGCGGTCGTCGGTGACGTGGTTGTGTTGGGACGGTATTCGTCTGCCTCCAATGGCTTGGCTTGGTGTGCACCGGGGGCCGTTACGACCTGGGCGTCTGGTGGCGCCGATGAACAGATCATGTATGACGGCGGCCAGCTCAGGGGCATCGTCGGCGGCCAATATCTGACCGTCCTGCAAGAGCGGGCGATCACGCTCGGCACGCGGACGCAATATCCGCTGACCTTTACCTTCGACAAGATTTCGCTCGACAAGGGCTGCTTCGCCGAGTGGTCCATCGCCTCGCACGAGGCCATGATCTTCTTTGTCTCGCATGACGGCATTTACATGCTTCAGGGGGCGCAGATCGTTCCCATCGGGGCGGAGAAGGTGGACCGCTTCTTCTTCAACGACCTCGACCAGAACTATCTCTATCGAGTGACGGGCGCGGTCGATCCGGTGAACAAGCTCTATATCCTGAGCTACCCCGGCTCTGGGAACATGACCGGCACGCCCAACAAGGCCCTCATCTACAACTGGCAAATCCAGCGGTGGACCAGGGCCGAGTTTGAATGCGATTTCGTCTCGTCCGCCATGACGCAATCCGCATGGCATACCGACAACATCGACACGCTGTTGACCAATACCGACGCGAACCCGGACGTATCGGGGGATAGCTCGCAGTTCACAGGCTCCGGTCGCATCTTGCTTTCGGCCTTCTCTGACGATCACAAGCTCGCCTTCTTCGATGGCGAGAACATGGCTGCAACCGTCACCACGGGCGAGGCGCAATTGTCCCCGGGGTATCGCTCATTCGTCTCTGGGGTGAGGGTGCTGGCAGACGGCGGCGCGCCGACCTGCACGCTCGGCACCAGAAACAAGCCCACGGATAGCGTGACCTGGAGCTCTCCGGTAAGCCAGAACGACAACGCGATTTGTCCCTTCCGCTCGGAGGCGAGATTTCACCGGGCGAAGATCCAAATGCCCGCCGGGGAGGAATGGTCGAACATTCAGGGCATCGAGCCTGAATACCGGAAGGCTGGTTACCGGTGAGCTTCTTCCGGCTGAAGCCTCCCGATCCGAAGTTGGGGATGTGGGGGCGAGAAGTCTATGAGCATATCCGGCAGGCGTTCCTCGGCAAGGTGGACGACGCCACCACGATAACGCTGAAGGCGAACGTGGCGACCACGACGGTTTCCGATCCTCGCATCGGCGGGGCGTCGAGACTGTTCTTTTCTCCGACCTCGGCAACGGCGGCGGCCGAGATGGACAATCTCTGGACCAAGTCCGTGACGACAGGCTCCGCAATACTCGTGCATTCCAACACGGCGGACGCGGACAAGACGCTCAACATGATGATTCGAGGGTGACATGCCTCTAGGTGGACCTGCCGGCGGTTTCGGCGGCGGAATGAGTTCGGCCAATTCAGGGCGCGGCGGGCCTGCGGGCAATGCGAATGCCGGCGCTCGTGGCGGAATGGGCGGGCTCGGCGGGCGCATGGGCGGCGGTCCCGACAACGAATGGCGCGGGCTGCTTAGCCGTCGAATGCGACAGACCGGGCAGCAGATGGTCATGCCGCCGCAGCAGATGATGGCGCCGCAGAAGCCGACGCCGAATCTCGGGCTGCTCAATCGTCAGCAGTTTACTCCCGGCGGTCTGTTGCAGGGTTACGACCTCGGCGGAATGCTGGCGCAGCGTTTCGGACCCGGCGCTGTCTCGCAGTTCCGTTACTAAGCTCCTATACCCGGTTCACTCCCGGGACGTTTGGAAAGCCTGGCCCAAGGCCGCCCACTTCATTTGGCGAGCCCTACAGCACGCGCCGGCTCACAGCATCGAAGCCGTCGAAGAATGGCTCTCCGATACGAGGGCTCAACTCGTCGTCTATGGCGGGCCGAGGGATGTGGCGACGGGGCTTCCGGTCCACGTCTCGGCGGCGGTGGTGACAAAGTTCCTCAAGCGCAAGGATGAGACGGTCCTCCACCTGTTCGCCATGGGGGCGGACAGTCTCATGGAGGCTGTTCCCCTATTGGGAACAATCGAAATCCTTGCCCGCAACAAGGGGGCGGTGGCGGTCGAGCTATGCGCACCCGAAACCCGAATGGGATGGGTAAGGGCACTCAGGGGCAGGGGCTATGCCCCGGATCGGCAGGAGGCCGATGGAATGATTCTCAGGAAGAGGCTGTAAATGAGCGGCGGTGGCGGGCAGGACGAGGTTGTCCAGAAGACGGAGCTTTCCGGTGCTGCGAAGAAGTATGAGGCGCCCGCGCTAGAGGACGCCTACAACCTCTATAAAGCGCCCGGTCCCAACTATTTCCCCAACTCGACGCTCGCGGATTTCACGCCGGAGCAGCTTGCCGGTCAGGCGGGGATGGTCGCACGCGCGACCAACGGCTCCCCCCTGAATGCCGCTTCGGGGCAATACGCGCAGGACGTGATCGGGGGCGGGTATCTCAATTCCGGCAACCCGTTCCAGTCCCAAATGGACGATCAGATTGCAGCCCGGGTGGCGTCGGATGCGTCTCTCAATGGCCGCATGGGATCGAACTATCACGCGCGGGCGCTGACGGAAGGACTGGCGACTCCCCGATACGCCAACTACGCCGCTGAGCGAGGACTACAGCAGAACATGGCGCAGTTCGCTCCGACGCTGGCTGGGCAGGACTACGTTGACCTCGCGGCCCTCATGGGCGTCGGGCAGCAGCGTCAGCAGCAGGCGCAGCAGGGCATCAACGCCGACATCGCGCGGTGGGATTACAACGAGAATTTGCCTCACGCAAAAAATGCCCAATTCCTCGCCAGCCTCTACGGCAATCCGTCCCGCACCATGACCGGCACACAACCCGGCGGGCCTTCGACCGGCCAGCAGATCATTGGCGGCCTGTTGGGGCTTGGCGGCCTCGGGCTTGGGTTCATCTAATGGTGGGGCTTCTCTCCTACCTGTTCGGCCAGCCGCGCGGCCTGCTCGCCGCCAATGAGGGCATGACCTCGCTGGGAACGCCTCAGCCGGAGCCCTACGATCCGCGACAGGGCCAGATGGCGGGGCTGTCTCAGGGCCTCCTTGGTCTCGGCGCCGGCATCGCGGGCGGGCAGAACTGGGGGCAGGGCATCTCCATGGGCCTACTCGGTGCGAACCAGGGGATGCAGCAGGGGCAGCAGAACTATCAGCGCGAGACGCTGTTCAACCAGCAGATGGCGGAGAATGAGCGAGCCAATGCAGAGCGGGCAAGGGCGGCGGCATTCTTCGGCGGCGGGCAGGGTCCGTCTCTAGCTAACTCTCCGCCGGGCACCGTCGTTACTCCGGGCATCGGGCAGCAATATGCCTCCGCCGATGGCGCGACCACCGGCTCTACTGTGCCGACGCAACTGGCGGGCATGATCGATGATACCCAATGGGCTCGCGTGCAAGCGGTCTTCCATGCGTTCGGCGAGGGCGACACTGGCGCTGCGGCAGCTCAGCAAACGCTACAGGGCTATCTCAAGGGGCGCGATCCCGTAAAGCTCGGCGAGGGCGAACAGCTCCTCGATGAAAACAACCGGGTGATAGCGGAGAACGCCAAGGACATCGCCCCGACTTCGGTCCAGCAGGACTATGACAAAGCGGTGGAGCAGGGCTATCAGGGCTCGCTCTTCGACTACCAGATCGAGCTGAAGAAGGCCGGGGCCAGCTCCAGCAATACGACGCTGAATCTGGGCGGTGAAGACAACCCGCTAATGGGTGTGTGGGCCAAGGGCATCGAGACACTACAGCAGAGCGTCGCCGGTCAGGCCGACATCCGCCCGCGTGTCGAGCAGATCATCGGCTCGCTGGAGAGCGGTGTCGAAACCGGCAAGCTCGATGAAGCTCTAATCCCGCTGAAGCAATGGGCGGCCGATCTCGGCTGGGCCGACAATCCGGGCCTGTCGCAGCAAGAGGCCCTTCAGTCGGCGATCTCTTTCATCATCCCGCGTATGCGCGTGGCCGGTTCCGGCTCGACATCCGACCCAGAAATCAAGTTGTTCGGGCAGGCGACGGCGCAGATGGGCAACACGCCCGCCGGCAACCTCATCATCGCGCGCGGTATGTTGCAGATCATGGACGCCCAGCAGCGTGCCTTGGATGCCGCCTACAACGCCGCTTCCAAGCCGGACTTCTCGATTGCAGACGCGAACAAGGCGATGCAGGACCAGATCGGCCAAATCTTCCCGAAGCCGAAAACGCCTGAGGAATACGCAGCGATCCCGCCCGGCACCGTGTATCTGCACCCCGACAACGGCTGGAGCGTCAAGCAGTAATGCCGAAGCCTTCCGTAGCCTGGGGCCAGCGCGACCAGAATACAAAGTGGGGCACCGGGGACATCAACGCCGCCACGGCCGAGATAAGGACGCTCGATCCCGGCACGCCCAAGCCCGGCATTGCCACGCCGCCCTTGAACAGCCCGGATACGAGCGCCGGCTTTCTAACCAACCTACGCGCCAACCTTGCGCCCAATCTGCCCGACAAGATCAAGCGTTACTCAACGGCGCTGGGCGTGCCGGAGGATATGTTCGGAGTCGATGGCGAGGGCAATATCTATTACCTCGACCCGAATACCGGGCGACAGACCAATGTTGCCGCGACCACCGAAGGCGCCAGCGGGCCTATCGACTGGTTCACCCGG